TAAAGCAGGAATTGATTCATTTACTACTGCAATAGAATTAAGTGAAGGAAGTGAAAGAGTAGTTAAGTCCACATTTGGAATTAATATATATGGTTATATAGTTCCTGATGTTCCTCAAAGAGATATTTTATCACAAAAGAAAATGTCAACTAAATCACAAGTAGTATTTGGTATAGAAACTGTAGCAGATATAAATCAAATTGGAGACCAAAATCAAATTGATACAAATAATCCAAACAACACAGATATTAATTTTTAATGTTTTTGAAATCTTTTTAATATTTATAAAATGAACAATAAAGTCAAGTTATCTCAAGAAGAACTTCAATCACTGAAGTCGTTGCAAGAAAAGCAAAATCAATTAGTTGTTAAGTTTGGTCAATTAGAGTATGAAATCCAAAATTTGGAACTTCAAAAAGAAACTGCAATTGATCAATTAAGTAAATTAAAAGAAGAAGAAGAACTAATTGGAAATCAATTAACTCAAAAATATGGTAATGGTTCTATAGATATAGAATCTGGTTATTTTACAAAATTAGAATAAAAATAAAAATTAAAAAATGGCAGAACAAATAGTATCACCTGGTGTATTTGCAAGAGAAAACGACCAGTCATTTATCCAACCCGCACCTGTAGAAGCTGGGGCTGCTTTAGTAGGTCCTACAGTTAAAGGTGCTCCTTATGTACCTACTTTGGTAACTTCATATAGTGATTACCAAAATAAATTTGGAACTACTTTTACTAGTGGGGGACGAGTTTATACTTTCTTAACTTCAATTGCCGCCTATAATTACTTTAATGAAGGAGGTGAAACTCTTTTAGTTACTAAAGTAGTATCAGGAGGATTTAGTAATTTTACATCAGCAGATAATACCACTTTATTAAATGGTTTAGGTGGTGCTATATCTACTACTGCTAATGCATTAATAAACTCAATTACAACTCAACCCTCAGGAGCAATTGGAGCATATACTGGAGTTTCCTCTTCAGCCGTAACAAGTACCTCAGGAGTAAGTGTTACAGCATCAATTTCCCTCAATCCCGCAAATAATACTACACTTTTAACTGTAACAGGTCAAGATGGAACTTTTAATGTAGGTGATACCATTACTTTCCCTTCAGGATCAATAGGTGGACCTGCTTCCCCAGCTGGCACAGATTTAATAGTTACCTTAACAAATGATGACATAGTAGGTACTACTACTAATCAACCATTTGAGTTAAAAACTATTTCAAAAGGAATTGGCCAAAATTCATTTAGTACTGAAGATGCAAATGGAGCTTTAGAAAGTGGTTCTAAAGACAATGTTAGATGGGAAATTTCATCACGAGATACAGGTTCAGGTACATTTACACTTTTAATTAGAAGGGGTAATGATATAACAAATGAAAAAACTATTCTTGAAACATGGACTAACTTATCACTTGACCCATTTGCTGAAAATTATGTTGCTAAAGTGATTGGCGATCAAGTTCAAACATTAAATGGAAGTGGTGCTAGCTCATACTTACAGATGTCAGGTTCTTACCCAAATAATAGCTCTTATGTTTATGTAAGTGCTGTTAACCGCCCTACCCCAAACTACTTTGACAATTCAGGAGTAGCTAAGTCTCAATATACCGCTTCTATTCCAATTGTAGGAAGTGGTTCATTTGATGGTGCTTCAGGTGATATTTTACCTTCAGGAGAAGCTGGGTTATATTACCACAATATTAGCAATACAGATACTCAAGGGTTATCAGGAAGTGATTATACAGATGCTTTAGGATTACTAGCAAATAAAGATGAGTATGTTTATAATGTAATTTCAGTACCTGGTTTATTCCAAGGATTTGCTTCTCATGTAAGTACTTTAACTACTTTAATTACTAATACTCAAAATAGAGGAGATGCAATTGCAGTACTTGATCCTGTAGGATATGGTAGCTCAGTAGCAAATGCAGTAGCAGAAGCTGCTGATAGAAATACTAGCTATGCTGCTATGTACTGGCCTTGGTGTCAAGTAGCTGATCCTGACTTAGGAACAAACGTTTGGGTACCTGCTTCAACATTAATCCCTGCAGTGTATGCATTTAATGATAAAGTAGCAGCTCCATGGTTTGCCCCAGCAGGTCTAAACAGAGGTTCTCTATCAACAGTAGTAAGAGCAGAAAGAAAATTACCAAGAACTGACAGAGATACTTTATATGAAGGAAAAGTAAACCCAATTGCTACATTCCCTAACTCAGGAGTAGTAGTATTTGGTCAGAAAACACTTCAAACTAGAGCAACTGCTCTTGATAGAGTAAATGTTAGAAGATTATTAATTGCACTTAAGTCATACATTTCACAAATTGCAAATAACTTAGTATTCGAACAGAATTCAATTGCAACAAGAAATAGCTTCTTAAGTCAAGTAAACCCATATCTTGAAAGTGTACAACAAAGACAAGGTGTTTATGCCTTCAAGGTTGTGATGGATGATTCAAATAACACACCTGATGTAATCGACAGAAATCAATTAGTTGGTCAGATCTTTATCCAACCAACCAGAACTGCAGAATTTGTAATTCTTGATTTCAACATCTTACCTACAGGAGCTGAATTCCCATCATAAGAAAATTTAAAATTAGAATATTTATAATAAAATAAAATAAGATGGCAGTATTAGATCCAAACGAAATATTTTTCACAGCATTTGAACCAAAACAGGCTAATAGATTTATCCTTTATGATATGGGGGTTCCTTCATTCATGGTTAAAGGAGTAGGAGCAGTATCATTAACACAAGGTACAGTTGCCCTTAACCACATGAATGTTCAGAGATATGTAAAAGGTAAAACTACTTGGAATACAATTTCATTTACTTTATTTAATCCTATCACACCTTCAGGTGCTCAAGGAATAATGGAGTGGGTAAGATTACACCATGAATCAGTAACAGGTAGAGATGGTTACTCTGACTTCTATAAGAAAGACTTAACTTTTAATGTTATTGGTCCTGTAGGTGATATAGTTTCTGAGTGGATAATTAAAGGTGCTCTAATTACAGAAGCTTCATTTGGTGAATATAACTTTGATACAGTAGATACTGCTGTTGAAATTTCATTAACAGTACAGCCTGATTACTGTGTATTAAACTTCTAATTTTGAAATATTTTTGAAGAAAAGCTCACCTTTGGTGGGCTTTCTTTTTCTAGTGTATATTTATTATAAGAAAACGTTTTAATAAAATAAAAGCTATGAGTGAATCTAAATTTAACTTTCCTTCTGAGTTTGTTGACCTACCTTCTAAAGGTCTTATTTATCCTGAAGATCATCCTTGCCGATCAGGTAAAATTGAAATCAAGTATATGACTGCTCGTGAGGAAGACATTTTAACTAACAAAAACTATATTGAAAAAGGTACAGTTGTTGATAGATTATTAAAATCCCTAACCTTAACAAAAGTAGACATTGAAACCCTTACCCCAGAAGATAAGGATGCTGTAATGATAGCTGCTAGAATTTTGGGATATGGTAAAGATTATACTTTCAAATATAAAGATGAGGAGTATACTATAGATTTAAGTACTCTTGATCCACTTCCAATTAATGAGGATTTGATTTCTAAAAATCCATACATTCCCTTTACCTTACCTAACACTGAAAATGAAATCACTTTTAAATTTTTAACTTCTAAAGAAGAAACGGACATTGAAGTAGAAGCTAAAAAAATGGCTAATTTTAATAGAGGGGGTTCAATAACTACTCGTCTTAAAAGACAAATCACTTCAGTAAATGGAGATAAGGATCCAAATACTATTAAGGATTATGTTGAAAATTATCTACTAGCATCAGACAGTAAAGCTCTTAGAAAATTTATACTAGATAATACTCCTAGAGTAGAAATGGTATTTAACAACGGTGAGGAGGACGTTGATATGCCTATAGCTATTACGTTTTTTTACCCTGAACTTATCAACCGCATCTGAGTATAGGCAAGCTATATACAAACAAATCCATGAAATTGTTTATCATGGGAATGGAGGGTATGATTATATGTCAGTATATAATATGCCCATTTGGTTAAGAAATACTACTTATAAATTTATAGTAGATTTTTTAGAAAAAACAAAAGGTAAAAATAAGGAAGGATTAGAGGGAGTAGCTAAAGAAGAGGCTAAGAAAATGAAAAAAATTGAAATACCCTCTTACCAAAAAGGAAGTTACAATACGAAGGCATCAAAAAAATGATGCCTTTTCGTATTTATAATATATAACATAAAACTATGGCTTTAACTCCTCAAGATATTCAAAAAATAGTAGCAGAACTTAGAAAACTTAACATCACTACAGCTGAACGTTTAGAAGATGAACAAGCAACTAGGGATGTTTTAAAAGATCAAGTAAAACAACTTAAATTTCAAGATTCTCTAAAACAAGACATTAATAAAGCTGCTAACCAGTTGTATAATGTAACAACTGATTTACTTTATGAGGAAAGAAGAGTTTTAGGAACTAGACAAGCTAATTTAGCTATTCAAAAACAATTAGAAGTAGTTAGTAAGTCTATAAACACTCTTGAATCAAATAAAAATATTTTATCAGAAGCTGGTGGGAAATTAAATAAGGATATAGCTGATTCTATAGATAAACAACTTCAAAACGCTAGAAAATTACAAAAAGAATTAGAAGATCAACAAAAGACTTCTAAAGAAATCAATAGTAATTTTGGTACAGGAGGATTCCAGTTCTTAAGTGAATTAACTTCTAAATTAGGAGGAAGAGCATCTAAATTAGCTCAACCTTTTGAAAAAATGGCTGACGCTTCAAGAGAAGTAGTCCAAAATGAAACTTTAAGAAATAAAAAAATTGGTGAGTTTCAACAAGTCAAAGGAGATTTAGAAAAAATTACTAAGGGGGAGTTAAAAGTTACCAAAGATATTGCAAAAAAATATGGGTTAATTAATAAAGAAGGAAAATTTTTAACTGGCGCTGCAGGGAAAAATGCAGCTAAAAATGCTTTAAAAGTAGGAGAGGGATTAGGTAAAGCTTCTTCTAAAACTAAGATAATGAGTAAGGGTCTTAGTGCAGGGTTTAAATCCATGGGTGGTATAGCATCAAAAGCTAACGTTTACCTACTAATAGCCATGGCCATAATTAAGGTTGTTAAATTCATTGTGGATTTATTTATCCAGGCAAATGAACAAAATGTAATGATATCTAGAAATCTTGGTGTTTCTAGAGATACTGCAATCCAATTAAGGGAAGAATTTAATATAATAGCAGCAACTACAAAAAATACTTTTGTTAATAATAAAGAATTATTGAAAGTCTATTATGCCCAAGTAGAAGCTTTAGGCCAAATGGGTGGTATAAATAAAGAAAATTTAGCTAATGCTGTTTTCTTAGAAAAGAATATGGGTTTAACAGCTGAAACCGCCACAAAATTAACTAAAAACTTTTCACTTTTTGGTGAGGATGCTAAACAAACTACTTCTGATATTATAGATGCCAAGAATGAATTTAATGGGATGACAGGTATTGGTATCACTAATAAAAGATTATTCCAAGAGATAGGAGGTGCTAGTAAAACAATAGCTTACTTTAATGGTAACTCTACTAAAGAATTAGCTAAATCAGCTTTAGAGGCCTTTAAATTAGGTACTAATTTAAAACAGGCTGAACAAATAAGTACTGGTCTTTTAAATTTTGAAGATTCTATTAGAAAAGAATTAGAAGCTGAAGTTTTATTAGGAAAAGATTTAAACTTTGAAAAAGCAAGAGGTTTAGCCTTAGCTGGAGATGATGTAGCTGCTGCTAAAGAAGTCTTAACCCAAACTAATAAACTTTTAAAAGGTAGAAAATTAAATAGAATTGAATTAAACGCTATAGCTGATGCTACTGGTCTTTCTACTGATGAGTTATTAGCGCAACAAAAATTAATGACTCTTAATGATAAATTAACAAAAAATCAAAGAGCAGAGTTAGAAAAAATAATAGAAGCTAGGAAAAAAGAGGGCCAGGAACTAAGTACTCAAGAAAGAATAGAATTAGCTCGAGAAGCAGCTATGGGTATGACATATGAACAACTTGAAAAAAATAAAACTCTCCAAGAATCCTTTAATGCTGCTATAACAAAACTTCAAGAAACCCTAGTTGGTTTAGTAGAAGGAGGTATAGTAGATACTTTAGTTGAAGCTATAGAGTCATTTGCTGAATTTATTGAGGTTTTTGTAGCAGGTCAAAAAGAAGAAAAATCAGAAGAAGCAGCCAAAGAAATCCAGGAAAGAAAAAATTTAACTGAGGAAGAAAGAGCTTATATAGAAGATTTAAGAGAAGCATCTCAAGATCAAAAAGGATTTTGGGAGAGTTTAGGGGAAGGAATTTTACTCAATAGTGGGGCATATCAACTTACCGATTTTATAACTGGTGGTGATTTAACAGGACAAATGGAAGCATTTTTTGACGCTGATAATGAAAGAGCTGAGCGAGCCGCAGCTGAATTAAGGAGAATTCAAGCTGGGGGTCAAATTTTAGATCCTGATCCTGAAAAAAGATTAAAAAGTGAAGAAAAGATACAAGTTGAGCTGTATATGGATTCAACTAAAATAGCCTCAGTTACCCAATCTGGAACTAAACAATAATTTTAAATTTTTAAATATTTATAAATAAAAACTTACTATGGGACTATTAGATAGATTAACACAAGTTGGAACTTTACTTGGATTCAATGGGGGCACTCCCACAACTGACACTACTGCTGGAGAAAATACTTCAAATGTTATGTTAGGGGGATCTCAATTAGACTTAGATGGACAAACACCCTCAAAATACTTAGATAACCCACCACAATAATGGGATTAATTAACTTACAAACTAATCTAAAATCTTTAAAATATGGGGATTTTGGGAATAGAACTGGTAACCAACCTTACATTGGTACTGGTGATGAGATTCCTACAAATCCTCCGGGGGCCCAACCTGACTTTTTATTAAGAGGAGGCCACTTCCAAACAGCCAAAACTGACACCTCCAGAATATTAAAATTTTTTCAAGATGGAGATCAATTTAGGGGACCTGGTTTTGTAGTAAAACAAAATTCTTTAGAATTGTTAAATCCTAGAGTTCCGGGATACCCTAATAATAATGTATACTCACCAACCTCAACCCTAGCTCAAGTAGCAGGAGCGGGTACAGGTTTACATTTAGAAAAACAAGGACTTCTTCCTAATTTTGGACAATTTAATACCTATGAAAAACGTATTCAAAATTTAAATACAGAAGATAAATCTCAATTATCTTTACTTTGGAAGAGTAAAATAGCATCATCAGGAAATCTTTCTTTTAATACAGATGGGAATGTATTTGGTTTAGATACATTAAATCCCTTAAATATTAAGAATTACCTAGGAGGACCAGGAATTATAAGAACCCGAATTCCTCGTGTAATTAATACTCAAGAGTGGATTGATAAGTCTCTAGAGATAAACTCTAATTTAGATTATATTTTACCTAGTTATAATCTTATAGAAGTTTTATCTAATGAAACCACAAATAATAGAGGTACTTTCATTAACTTCATACAAAGATTTACAGATGAAAATACTAGAACTACTGAAGTAGAAAGAAAGAAGAAATTAAGCACAAAATTAACTTCCACAAACTATCAGAATTTTAATAGGGCAAAAACTTATGGAGAAGGCAATCCGGGTAATCCTAATAAAGATTTAACTAATTATTATATTGGAGCTCCTAAATCAACTGGAGGAGAAGATCAAATAAATGTTGCTAGATTATATGAAGGAGAGGAAATTAATGAAACTTTAAGGGATTTAGATACTGTTAAATTTTACATAGAAGCTATAAATAATGATGAACCTGCCAAACGTACATACCTTCATTTTAGAGCTTTTGTGACAGGATTTAGTGATAGTTTTAATGCCTCATGGAATCCTACTCGTTTTACAGGAAGGGGAAATGATTTTTATACTTATGGAGGTTTTTCTAGAGCAATAGGATTAAGTTTTCAAGTTCCTGTTTTATCAAGAGTAGAGCAACTTCCCCTATATGAAAAATTAAATTACCTTGCCTCTTTAATGGCTCCCGATTATTCTCCAAATACAGGATTTATGAGAGGTAATATTATTAGATTAACTTTTGGTGATTATATGAGTAGAGTTCCTGGGATTATTACCCAATTAAACTATCAAATCCCAGATGATGCTTCATGGGATATAGCTCGTTTAGATGATGGAACATTAGATGAAGATTCATTTCAATTACCTATGATGATAAATGTAGGTAGTTTTGCCTTTACTCCTATTCATGATTTCATTCCTGGAAGAGTTCCTTCTATAGAAAATAGTGATTC